TTGGAAGCCAGTGCCAATTATACCTAAGTTTGTAGATATAGTTGTAAATGGTATTGCTGAAAGAACATATGATATAAAAGCATATTCTCAAGATCCTTACGGTATGAGTAAAAGAACTGAGTATATGGAATCTATAATGAGAGACATAGAAACTCAAGAGCTTATAAAATTTGCTCAAGAATCTTTAGGTATAAACTTACAGGAAAATCCACCTGAAAAACTACCAGATAGTGAAGAAGAGTTAAACTTACACATGCAACTTAGTTACAAGCAAGAGGTTGAGTTAGCGGAAGAGCAAGCTATAGCAACTATATTAAGTGGTAATAAATTTGAAGAAACAAGAAAAAGACTATTCTATGACTTAACAACTATTGGTATAGCTTGTGTAAAAGATAAATTTACAACAGCTGAAGGTATTAAAGTTGAATATGTAGATCCTGCAAATATAGTTTACTCTTACACTGAAAACCCTTATTTTGATGATATATATTATATTGGTGAAGTAAAGACAATACCTATAAATGAATTAAAAAAAGAGTTTCCTAATTTAGATCAAGAGCAACTGTTAAAAATAAAAAAGCAACCTAACCAAAAATCTAACTTTAGGTATACTACAGCTAGCACTAACGATAACAATGACAATAACACTGTAGAAATATTATACTTTAATTATAAAACTTACATGAACGAGGTTTATAAGGTTAAAGATACTATGAGTGGTGGTAGTAAAGTTATATTAAGAGATGATACTTTTGATCCACCAATACAAGAAATGGTTGGACAGTTTGAAAAAATAGAAAGATCATTAGAGGTTTTATACGAAGGAGCTTTAGTTTTAGGTACAGACAAATTACTTAAATGGGAAATGTCTAAAAATATGATGAGACCTAAGAGTGATTATACTAAAGTTAAAATGAACTATAACTTAGTTGCTCCTAGAATGTATAAAGGTAAGATTGAATCTTTAGTAAAACGTATAACTGGTTTTGCTGATATGATTCAATTGACTCATTTAAAAATACAACAAGTATTATCAAGAATGGTACCAGATGGTATTTATTTAGATGCCGATGGTTTAGCTGAAATAGATTTAGGTAACGGAACTAATTATAATCCACAAGAAGCATTGAATATGTTTTTTCAAACTGGTTCTGTAATAGGTAGATCGTTTACATCAGAAGGAGATATGAATCCTGGTAAGATACCTATTCAAGAAATAACAAGTGGTAACGGTGGTGGTAAAATACCTGTGTTAATACAGAATTACAACTACTACATGCAAATGATTAGAGATACAACCGGTTTAAACGAAGCTTGAGATGGTAGTACTCCTGATTCTAGAGCTTTAGTTGGTGTTCAGAAATTAGCTGCTGCTAATAGCAATACTGCTACTAGACATATATTAAACTCTGGTTTATATCTTACAGCTGAACTAGCTGAGTCAATATCATTAAGAATATCTGATATATTAGAATACTCACCAACAAAAGAAGCTTTTATACAAAAAATAGGTGGTCACAATGTTGGTACTCTAGAAGATATAGCTAGTTTACATTTATATGATTTTGGTATATTTTTAGATATATCTCCTGATGAAGAAGAAAAATCACTTCTTGAGAACAACATACAGGTTGCTTTAGGTCAACAAATGATAGATCTTGAAGATGCTATTGATTTAAGAAATATTAAAAATGTCAAGCTAGCTAATGAATTGTTGAAAGTAAGAAGAAAAAAGAAAAGAGAAAGAGATGAGTTGCTACAACAAAAAAATATAGAAACACAAGCAAATGCTAATGCACAGGCTCAAAAAGTAGCTGCAGAAGCTGAAGTACAAAAACAACAAGCTTTAATGCAAAGTACAATGCAGCTTGAAGAAGCTAAGATGATGTTAGGTCAAAAGAAAATGCAACAAGAAGCTCAAATTAAAAAAGAACTTATGAATCATGAGTTTATGATTAATATGAGGTTAAAAAACATGGAGCTTAACATAGGTAAACAAAAAGAAACAAACAAAGAAGATCGTAAAGACGAAAGAACTAGAATACAAGCTAGTCAACAATCTGAGTTAATAGATCAAAGAAATAACAATAAAGCACCTAAAAAGTTTGAATCAATGGGTAATGATAGTTTAGGTAACCTAGGTAATCTAGGTAGTTTTGACCCAAGATAATAATCGTTTAATTTTATAATATTATATTATGGCAGAAAAAGAAAAGCCGCAAGAGGTTGTTGAAGAAATCCAACCTGTTGTGCAAGAACAAGCAGCAATCAAAGATAGTGAAACTATAACTGATGCTAAAATCGAAGCTCCTATAAAAGAGGGTGGAGATATGAAAATGAAAGAAAAACCTAAAAGACCAAAGCAATTAGTCAACCAAGAGGAAGACGATATTGTTAAAGTTGATCTTTCAAAAAAAGAAGAAGTTACTCCTGTGGAAGAAACAGAGGTAAAAGATACACCTGTTGTTGAACAAGAGGTTAAAGAAGAAGAAGAACAAACTTCAGTAGTTGAAGAGATTACAAACGAAGAAGTTGAAGAGCAAACAGAAGAACTACAAGAACAAGTAGAAGAAGCTGTGCAAGAAGCTCAAGAGACAGCTGAACCGTTACCAGAAAACATACAAAAAGTTGTAGACTTTATGAATGAAACTGGCGGAAGCTTAGAAGAATATGTTAGATTAAATCAAGACTATTCTAATAAAGATGATAAATCTCTGTTAAAAGAATACTACAAACAAACAAAACCTCATTTAAATGATGATGAAATTGGTTTCTTAATGGAAGACAATTTTGAATATGATGAAGAAGTTGATGAGGAAAGAGAAATAAAAAGAAAAAAATTAGCGCTAAAAGAGCAAGTTGCCAGTGCTAAAAGCCACTTAGACGGGCTAAAGTCTAAATATTACGAGGAAATTAAAGCTGGAAGCAGGTTAGCGCCTGAGCAAAAGAAAGCAATTGATTTCTTCAACCGTTACAATCAAGAAGCAGAAACTACACAAAAGGTAGTTCAGGAACAACAAACCAACTTTTTAAATAAAACCAACGAGGTTTTTAACGATAAATTCAAAGGTTTTGAATATAATATCGGTGAAAAAAAGTTTAGGTTTAATGTAAAAGATAGTGACAAGATTAAAAATGACCAAAGCGATATTAACAATTTTATTAAGAAGTTTCTTGATAAAAATGAAAATATGAAGGATGCTACGGGTTATCATAAATCTTTATTCACTGCTAATAATCCTGACGCTGTAGCGAAACACTTTTACGAACAGGGCAAAGCAGATGCTATCAAGGATAGTATAGCTAAGTCTAAAAATATTAACATGGATCCTAGGGAAGCACAGTCAAATGTGATACCTACTTCCGGTTGGTCTGTAAAAGCTGTTCCTGGTGATTCAGTTTCTGATTTCAAGATTAAGATTAGAAAATAAACATTAACTTAATTTAAAAACATTTAATTATGGGATTAGCTGGAACTGGCGCGGAGTTATCGCACTTAACGCCTAGACCGAATAAAACTTTATTTGGTTCAAATTATTTATCAATCGCTGGCAACGACTTTAATTTCACAAAACAATTCCTACCGGAAGTTTATGAAAAAGAAGTTGAAAGATATGGAAACAGAACTATTTCTGGTTTCTTATCTATGGTCGGTGCTGAAATGCCTATGGCTTCTGACGAGGTCGTATGGTCTGAACAAGGTAGAATTCACGTTGCTTACGACGATGTTGTAGGTACTGATGTTTCTGCAAACTTACTAACATTTTCTGCTGCTCACTTACTAAACGTTGGCGATACTATTATCGTTAGCAAAGGTGGTGCAACATTAAAATGTTACGTATCTGCTGTACCAAGCTCAACTACAATTACTGCACAACCTTACACTGTTGCTGATTTATCAAGCATCGGTTCTGATAGTGTTGCTGGAGTAAAAGTATTTGTTTACGGTTCAGAATATGCAAAAGGATCAAGCAACGCTGGTAACAAAAAAGATGCAACATTTACTTCTTTCTCGAATAAACCAATTATTCTAAGAGACAAGTACAGTGTAAATGGATCTGACACTGCTCAAATTGGGTGGGTCGAAGTTGCTACTGAAGCTGGTACTTCTGGATACTTATGGTACTTAAAATCTGAGCACGAAGCAAGAATTAGATTTGAAGATCAATTAGAAATGGCTATGATTGAAGCTGAGAAAAAAGCAGGAGCATCTGCTATTTCTGCTTCAGGTATTTCTGGATCTGAAGGTCTTTTTGCTGCTATTAGCTCAAGAGGATTAGTATACAACAACGCTGATTTTGATGACGGTATCTCCGGTGGAGTTCACGTTGGACTTGCTGAATTTGATAGCATCTTACAAGAGCTTGATAAGCAAGGATCAATTGAAGAAAACATGATGTTCTTAGACAGAGCTACGTCTCTATCTATTGATAACATGCTTGCTGCTCAAAATTCTTACGGATCTGGTGGTACTTCTTACGGAGTATTCAACAACTCTGAGGAAATGGCGTTAAATTTAGGTTTCTCTGGTTTCAGAAGAGGTTCTTATGACTTCTACAAAACTGACTGGAAATACTTAAATGATTCAACTACTAGAGGACTTGTAGCTGATATTGAAGGTGTTATCGTTCCTGCTGGAACTTCAACAGTTTACGATCAGATTATGGGTAAAAACATCCAAAGACCATTCTTACACGTTAGATACAGAGCTTCTGAAGCTGACGACAGAAGAATGAAATCATGGATCACTGGTTCAGTTGGAGGTAACTATACAAGCGACGAAGATGCAATGAACGTACATTTCTTATCTGAGAGATGTTTATGTGTTCAAGCAGCTAACAACTTTGTATTGTTAAAATCTACTGATGGTATCCAAGGATAATCAATAGTACTTAAAAGGTAAGGGTGCTTCGGCACCCAACCCTTTTATTTTTTTTATAAACTTTTTAATTATATTATATTATGTCACAAGTAAAACAAGCCGTTGGAGTACCAGTAGGTACACAATGGGAAATAAAAGATAGAATTTACTATCTAACAACAAAGGAACAACCATTAGTTTTTTCTTTGCCTAGTAAACATACTAGAAGAAAACCATTATTATGGTTCGATACAGAAGCGGGTTTTCAAAAAGAATTAAGATACGCTACTAATCAACCATCACCATTGGTAGATGAACAAAAGGGTATGGCCACTTTAGGTCGTATAGTTTTTAGAGATGGTGCTTTATCAGTACCTGCAAGAGAGCAATCTTTGCAAAAAATGCTTTCAATTTATCACCCTCTTAAAAATGTTATATATCAAGAACATAACGAGGTTGAAATAGCAAGTGATGACTTAGATTACATGGAGCTTGAAATAGAAGCTTTAACTATAGCTAAAGATTTAGACTTAGATATAGCTGAAGGTATATTAAGAGTAGAGCTTGGAAGTAAAGTCACAAAAATGACATCCAAAGAACTAAAAAGAGATTTACTTTTATTCGCTAAAAGAAATCCAGCTTTATTTATAAGCTTAGCTCAAGATGAAAATGTACAGCTAAGAA